TTACTTAATCCCCAACCAATAAAGTATTAATTTAACGATAAGGCCGATAAAAATTACGTACAAGAAAAATTGCCCTAATGTTACTGGTTCTTCCCTTCGATCTCTTTCATTATCCATCCAAATCTTTTTCCGCCAGGACCGTTTACTAAATGGGTTTAAGTCATTCATTTCCTCGTTTCCTTAGTTTTTCAATGTTCTCAATATCTTCTTGTGGAATGCGAAAAGGGGAACGATTACTATTAGGGTCCAACCGATAAGCGTGTGGAAAAGATCCACGATCAATCATGTTTCGGATCGTTCGATCGGATACACCTAATCTATGTGCCACTTGTTCCACAGTGAATAATGTTTGATTCATTGAAACCTCGGAAAGAAAGGAAACTGCGGAAATATTAGCACAAATCAGATACTAAAGTCAACACTTTTTAGGAAATTAATCGGTTTCTCCCATGATTTCATTTTTGTTCTTACCGTAAAGGTTGGAGATGTCTATATTATCAATCAACAAAGCCTGGTTATTACTGGAGTTAATTTCTTCAATTTTTATTTTTGCCATTTTGTTTAGACGGTTAAAGTCAAACCATAAGACCTTATTGTCTTCAGTTAATTGTAAAAAATACATAGTTGTCTGAACTATGTTTTTAAAATAGATAAGAGCCTTCTCTTGATTTCCTTTTATCAAAAGTTCATTGGCATACTCATATCGTCCTAAAAGGATTTTTTGTAAATAACTGATGAATTTATTCATCTGGTTTTTTGAGAGATGATAAGAATGAGATAACAAATCTTCTTTAGGTATTGAAAATACTAAATCTGGATTATAGGAAATCATTTTCTGAATCTCCCTGAAGTATTTGAGTACCATTAATTCGGATTTTGTGTCTAGATTTCTGCTTGAAATTATTTCTTTCACCTCTTTTATTGTCTCAGTTTTTATTTGAGATCCTAAATAAGAATTTGAGTAAAACAAAAAATTATCAGTTTGATAAGAATAAAACTGAACACCTGCTTTGTCTTTCATTTCTTGAATTAATTCTGGCCTTGGCATGATTTTTTTTCCATTTATAGTCCATATCCAATCCTCTTTAACTTCGCCACTAATAAAAATTATGGGTTTTTTTTGAGAAATAGCATAATCAATCATTTGAAACCAAATGATTAAATCCCCATAAGGATTTCCTCCCTTATTAGAATCTGTTTTCTCTTTCACTTTTTCTTCCCCTTCAATGGCTTCTTGAGAACCATTATCATCGTTGGAAGACTTTGCCTTTTTTAAGTCGGAAAATCCAGGGGGAATGAATTTTTTGTATCTGTCCTCTCCTTCCTTTTTGATTTCTTCGATTTTTTCAGGTGTATAAGCAGGACCTACTTGATTATCAAATATTTTTAAAACTCTAATTAAAATGGGATCATCCGAAAGGTAATCTCTATGGGAAGACGACAAAGAATCTATATTCTTTTTGAATTGTTCGAACATATCTAAAAATTTTTTTTCAATTTCCTGTTTATCTAATTCTGGATGTTTGGAAAAACTCATAACGTTTCGTAATTCGGAAATTGATTTGTTCTTAATTTTGTCTATAGTTGAATTGATACTCGAAAAAGCGTTTTCTTGACTGATAATTACTTTGGGTCTATCTTTTGAAAATTCCAAACCAACTTGGTATGGAATCCAAAGTTGATTTTTATCTCTTAGTAGTTCAAAAGTATCTAACAATTTGTTAGCTGTTTCTTCAGAATACCTGTATAAATCTAACAGTACGTTCGTATCAGGGACAAAAATTGCCTGTTCCCATAATTTTTTAAATTCCTCTTCAGTAGGTCGTATATAACAGGAAAATAAATTTCTCATATTGGTCTCCTTAAAAAACATCGCCCAGCCAAAACTTGCATGGCCAGGCGAAAAACACTACACTACTCTTGCAGCGTCTGACCACGCTGTACCGCAGCCTCGCCTGGCGCCAACCAGACGGGGCTTTTCCTTTGACTCTACACCGATTCTCTGGAAGAGACAACAAGAAACCAGGTTGATTTTTCCGCCGCTTCACGCCAGTCGGCGCTCCGTTCACCGGCGGGCAGCTCCGTGATTTCTCCCCCCGCTCCAGTCGCTCCGGGTCGGTCATGGCCGCGCGGACGATCACCGCGCCGCCACCGCTCCAGGGCTGCGCTAAAAGAGGCCAGGCAGGGGACGCTTCGCAAGGCTGCGCGTCCCCCGCCTGGCCTGCTGCGCCCTTCCGCTTGTCCGGCCCTCCACTTCCTCCGCTCGGTGACTTTGACCACGCTGCCCGCCCCGTTCACTCCGCTTCTCCCTTTGTTTCGCTTCCCGGCTCCGCGGCCAGACAGTTCACAGAAGACCAGGCCTACTCTCTCCCGCTCCACGCCGGTCGGCGCTCCGTTCACCGGCGACCGGCCTCCGGTCTGGTAAGTGACGCTGCGCTTCGTCGGCTTCGTTTCGCTCCGGCCCGGCTCATCAGTCACGGCCGGGCCGGAAGAGCGCCGGCCCCGCCGCCGCTCCAGAGCTGCGCGAAAAAAGGTGGGGCCGGGAAAAATCACCCCAGCCCCACCTGCTTCGCTCTTCCGCTTGCCTTGCTGGCCGGTCCTTCGCTGCACTGCGCTTCCTTCGCTTGCTGCACCTGTATGATCTCGGCCGGTCGCCCCGTTCACTCCGCTTCTCCCTTTGTTCCGCTCAAGGGTTTCGCGTTCGTCAACTTTCTTTTCTTCTTTCTTCTTCTTCTTTTTTCAAGGCTAGCTTTTTTACTTCGGATTTTAAAACGAGCCTTCGCCCATGGAAATTAGCATCTTCGTCAATAATCTCGGTGAGAATATCCCGGCTGATTGCGCTGATTACGCCAGGTAGCCCCATGTTTAAAACCTTTGATGCTTCAGCCAAGGTCATTAATTCACTGCGATCAATGTCAATTGGCTGGTATTCGATAACTCTTTTCTTAAACATAATTTTCCTCCCGAAGCGATTTGATTATAGCTAATATTCGCGTACTTATCAATCGTTCCTAATCGTTTTTGCGGATTGATCAACAATACATCACCACCGGGCCGGAAGATCACCGGCCCGGGCGTGTTATTCGTGCTTTTTCGCAAAAGGGAAAACGTGGCGCGCCAGGCTGCCGCCTGCTGAAACGCGCCAGCGGTAGATTTTCATAGATTATTTTGTAATTTCCGCGCCCCTTTGATGGGGAAAACCGCGCCGGGCTGATGCAAAACCTGCCTTTGCTCCAGTCGTTTGCCCGCCGTCGCCAGACTTTGCAGCGCCTTGCTGCCCGCTGTGGAGCATGGGCAGGCTGTGCATAACCCATCCGCCAGGGTCGGCGCTGGTTCGTCGTGTCCACCCGGCGCAGATCGGCATCAACCCGGGGCGGGTTATGCACAACCTGTCCACAGGTTTCGCACAGCCCGCAAACGCGCGGTTTCCCCCCTTGCCAGCTACAGGCCTCACTGCTGCTGATCCTGGTCCCACATTCCCCCCAAAAAAAATTTCTAAAGCCTTGGGCGTCCGCCAGTACGATTCCTTAAAGGCCGCCGTCCGGCCGTTCCGGGCCGTTTTTGTCCATTTTTTTGCGGCCAAATGTTCGCGAATATTGGTGCTTGACATGTTCGCGAACATTTGCTACAATGGATACATGTTCGCGAACATTCACTTACATTCCACCACCAATTCAGTCGCCATCCACTTCGGCGGCTCCCGGTCTCTGTGCTCCGCCAGTGCAGCAGTTGCCCAGGCCGTCAGTCAGGTCCTCGCCGTTGGCGCGGTGGTCCGTGTCGGCTGCGCCATCGGCGCGGATGCCCAGGTCATCCAGGCGGCGCTGGCGGCTGGGGCCGCGTCCCGGCTCACCGTGTTTGCTGCCTTTGGCCAGGGCGGCGCGGGGGCCTGGTCGGGGTCCGCTGTGTCGGTGGTGCAGGCGGCCGCTGCTGCTGGCGCGGCGGTGGTCTGGTGGGCAGGTGGTCCGGCGTCGCTGCCGCTGCGCGCGCGGCTGCTGCGCCGGTCAGTCGCAGCTCTTTCGGGCTGCGCTGCCTCTGTGTTTGTCAGTCCCGGCTCCGGGTCGCTGGCGGTTGCTGCGCAGGCCGCCCAGCGCGGGCAGCCGGTGTTCGTCCTGGCCGCTTCAGCCGCTCCGCTGCCTCTGGCGAGGTGCGCCGGGGCCTGGTCGCCGTCGTCGTTTGCCGGGCTGCCTGCCTGGCAGTGGGTTTTCAACCAAAAAAGCCTTTTTTAGTCCGGTTTGTTGAAGGAGTCACATCATGCTCACGTCTTCATCTTCTCAACACCTCACCGCCGAAGAAATCAGCGCCCGCGCTGAAAGGCTCCAGAAGGATTTCCCGTCTTTGCTTAAAGAACCGGGTTTTCAAGCCCGGCTTGCTAAGGCTCAAGAAATTGCTTTGCGTAACAACATCGTGGAATTACTGCCTGGCGTGTTCCGTGTCCAATCTCAATCTAACCCCACGGGCGCCTACCTGGTCGACACCACCCGCCGCACCTGCACCTGCCCGGACGCAGGCGCGCACCCCGAGCGCCGCTGCAAGCACCGCCTGGCCGTGGCCCTGTTTGCCGGTTGGTTTTCGCAAGAGAAGCAGCGCAATTACTACGGTTACATCCAGCTTGATCAGCGCTGCCTGGTCCGCGTGGTTGCCATTGACGCGGACCTCGAAGAAGTCACGCTCCAGCTTGAAGAACGCGACGCATACCACCGCCGCATGGTCTTTTCCAACGAAATGACCGGTAAGGGACCTTCTTCCGTTTGCACGTTCACCCTTTGGCAACTCATGAATTTGCTCGAATTCCAGGCCATCAAAGAAACAGACCTGAACCTGGATACGGATTCGCTATCCCTCTTCTAATCATTCCCTGCCTGGCCGGTTGTGACCGGCCAGGCTCCACTAAGGAAACCCGCCATGAAATTCAACTTTTGCCCCTCCGATATTTCTTTATCTTTCGTCACCCGCGCCTATTCCGGTATATCCTTCACCCCCGAAAAACGCGCCGCCCAGGTACAGGCCGAGTACGTCCAGCATATGCAAAATCTAGTCGAGTCTCTTTCGCCCCTGGCCGTCACCCCCGAACAACAGGCCCAACTCGAAACACTCCTTGAAGCCTACCGCCAGGGATACCTCAAACATCTGACCGCCTACCTGGCCGCCAAAAGCCGTGTTATGTCTTCCATGATCACCGGCCCATCAGGTTTCCCCGTTCGCCAGATGGAAAAGCGTACCGAAACCGAACACCGCCGCTTGGGAGAGCTAATCACCTGGAGCCAGCGCGCACAGGCTGCCATCAAACGCCAGATCCACCCCACACCACCGCGCAGCATCTCCGCCGATCGCCCGGACGCCGTGGTCCAACTTGAAGCCAAAATCGCCACCGCCGAAAATCTCCAGGCGCGCATGGTCGCCGCGAATAAAATCATCCGGCGGAAAATCACCGACTCGGACAAGATTGCTCAACTCATCGCCCTGGGTATCAACGAGTCAAACGCCTGCAAGTTGCTCAAACCTGACTTTGCCGGTCGTATCGGCTTCGCCGATTACATGCTCAAAAACAACTCCGCCGAGATCCGCCGCTTAAAAGCCCGGGTGGTTGATCTATCCCGCATCCAGGCCGCCCCCGCTGACGGGTGGACGTTCTCCGGCGGCCACGTTGAGATAAACGCGGAGGCGAACCGCGTACAGGTCTTTTTCGATGAAAAACCTGATGCAGCCGTCCGCGCCACGCTCAAACACAACGGTTTCCACTGGTCACCGAATAATTCTGTCTGGCAGCGCCAGCGCACCGAGGCCGCCGTAGACGTCACCCGCCGCTTATTCCCACCCGAAAAGTAAATCATTGGTGACGGCCGCCGGTTCCGGAAGGCCGGCGGCCGTCACCATCAAAAGGACTCCGCCATGACCGAACAAATCCACCTGACCCCCGTAACGCCCCATTTGGCCGCCGACCTGGTCAAACATGCCGCCCAGGTCCCCCAGGCCGTCGCCGCCGCTCTCCGCGCCTATCAGTCCCTGGCCGATCAAATTAACGACCTGGAGCAGGCGGGCATCACCAACGCATCCCCATTTTTTAGGGATCAGAAATATCTATACCTGGTCCACCCTACTGCTGCTGATGGAACCCGCCAGCGGGAATACATCGGCGCCGATCCGGCCCGCCAGGCCGACGCCCTCGCCCGTCTGGACCGTTACAAGCGTCACCAAACCCTGACCCACCAGGCCAATACCGCCCGAGCCTGTCTGGACCGCGCTGCCTATACCCTTTCCAGCCTGCTGCATGACCTCGGAGGGATGAAATGAAGATCAGTGAACTCTACCCCAAACGCTACGCCACTGGTGATGACCTCAAAGGCCAGGCATATACCTTTACCATCTCTCGCGTCAACCTTGAAGAGATGCACCCGCAGCCAGGCGCGCCGGTCGAACGTAAGCCGGTCATCTATTTTGACCAGACCCAAAAGGGGATTATCTTAGGTCCGGCCCTCGCCCGCCAAATAGCCGCCGCCCTCGGAGACGAAACGGATACCTGGAAGGGGAAGAAGATCACCATTTACCCCCAACCCATGACCGTCGCGGGCCAGCCGCGCATCGCGATCCGCGCCAGGCCCGCAACCAATGGTACAACACCCCCGCCGCCCACCCTCCAGGACGATGAGGAAGAATAATCGTTTGGTGACAGAAGGAGCTGCCCGGGCAGCTCCTTTTGTGTCCAGTGGAGATAACTATCTGCTTACGATGATCGTGAGCAGCCATTCCAGCAGGCGCTTATCGAACTGCGCCCACCAGGAGACGACATTACTCAGTCTTTTTTTATTCATACTCTTTCAATTTTTAGGACTACGACGCCGCTTTAGTTTGTCCTTTTATTCTTTAACGGGGAAATCAAGAAATTGTTAATCCAAAAATCCGGGCCAGATCTGGCCCGGATTGCATTTCCCCCTGCTTCCTGTGTCCCCCTTCTCTTTATTCCACCTTCGGCAGACCGTTCAAGTCCCCCGCGTCGTTCACCTTCACCCCGGCGGGTTTGCCCTTCACCGGCGTGACGCCTGGCTTTGCCGTCCCCGAAACCGTTTCCTTCATCACTGGCCCGGCCTTGCGGCCGCGCGCCAGTAGATCCTCCACGTCGACCACTTCCCCGGCAAAGCGGTAGACCATGCGCAGCAGTTCCGCGTCGTCGATCACCCCGCGGTCGCGCAGATCGGTCAGCGCCGCGGTGATCGTGCTGGTGGCTACCGCCAGGCTGGCGTTATCCCGCGCGCTCAGGTCCGCCCCGTTCACCTGGATCACTGCGTCCGGGTTCACGCGGGCATCCACCTGCGCCCGGCGGCGCACTGCCGCGTGCGCCACGTCGCCCACCAGCCAGGTGAAGAACTCCTGGCGCTGCTCGAAATGGCGGTAGGTCGGCCCGCCCGCGCTTTCGGCCGTGCTGCGGTTGCTGTCCTCCGGCTCGGCCAGAAAGTGCAGCGGCAGCCCCGCCCCGGCGGCGATCATCTTCTTCAGCGCCAGGCCATCCTCCCCGGCCTCCTGGCTCGCCAACTGTGGGTTGATCACCTCCCAGCTCTCCGAGTCATCCACCACCAGGATTGACCCCGGCGAGGGCGGCGCGGCGCTCAGCGCCGCCTGGCGCGCACTGCGTTCCGCCTCGCTGGCCCAGCGGCCTTTCACCACGAACAAAAACGAGTTGCGGTAGCGGTTCAGCCGCGCGCGGTCCTCCAGCCAGGCCGCATAACGCGAGAGCCAGCGCAGCAGCGGGGCCAGGTCGCTCTCGCCATGCACCGCGCCCACCGGCCGGTTGATGGCGTAATGCAGCAGCACCGGCGCGAAGCGCCCATCCTCGCCGCGTTCGTCGTTGTGCGGATCATAAGCGGCCCAGGTGATTTCTTCGCCGGGGTTCTGGCCGCGCTGGGTGTAAGCCAGCTCCTGCTGCACGTCGTTGGCGGCGGTCTGGATCTGCTCAATCTGCGCGGCCGGCACGGCGCGCACGTAGCTCATCCCGGCCGCGTCGGTCGAGAGCAGCAGGAAGAGTTCGCCCGAGCGGGTCAGTTCGTCGCACCACTCATAGACGCGCATGGCCAACTGGTTGAGCGGATGCGTCCACCAGGCGGTCAGGAAGTCGTGCGTGGCCGGGGCGTCGGCGCGCAGGCGCAGCCCGCCGCCTACCACGTACTGCGTGGTCAGCTCCACGATGCGCCGCGCCAGCGGGTTTACCCGCCAGGCTTCCAGCGCCTGGCGCAGCACTTCTTCCCGGTCATAATCCAGCCGGTCGCGCTCCTCAAAGCTCCAGCCGTGCCCGCCCACCAGAAAGGTCGCATCGGTTTCGGTGGCCAGCGCCTGATGAACGCGCCGCTCAATCGCCTTGCCAAATACTCGGTTAATCGCCGAGGAAAATACAGACATGCTTGTGCTCCTTTTGGATCTTGGCCAGCCGGCGCCTGGCTAAATTCTGTCACCAACCGGCGCAGCCGGACCAGCGTAACCGCGTTCGCGCGCCCAGGCATCGATGGCCGCGTACCAGTCCACCGGCGCAGGCGCTGGCTCCACGGGAGCAGCCGCCCCGAATCGCTCCAGCTTGCTCAGTGCGGGCCACAGCTCCGGCAGGTGATCCACGTCCAGCGCGTGCTGCATGCTCCACCAGCTCACCCCCACCGCGCCCAGCGCCCGCGCGCGAGCGCCAAAGGCTTTGACTGCCGACGGGTTGGGCGTCCCCCCATTGCCGATATACGCCCGCCCAATCGGGGCCAGTGGTTTGTCGGTTATCTCTCGCCATTGTCCCCAGCTCTCCACAAGATAGTCCACCGCGTTGGTATAGGTATTGCCCCAACTCCAGTAGCACATCGGCAGCCCCACATCGGCGTCGCCATACCGGGGGGCCATCGCCGCCCATAATACCCCCTTGGGGTGCAGCAACTGGTTTTTGTTGCTGCGCGCGTGGTGCAGCGGCCACCAGCACCAACCGGCCGGTTGTTTTGTCAACCCTTTGTAGCTTTGCAGCAGCTTGACCGCGTTGCTGTCAGCCTGCGGGCGGCGGTCGAAGTCGCTTTCCGCGTCGAAAAGAAAACCGTCCAGCCCCAGATCCTCCACCAGCGCGGCGGCCTGTTTGCCTTCTTCTTCGGGCTTTGTCCCATAGACCGCCGCCGACCCCCATACCTCCACGCCTTCCGCCTGCACGGCCTTGACTAATGCCAGGCGCTGCGCGGTTCCCCAGCCGGTCAGGTTCGTGTTATGGACCTGCACACTCTCAAACCCGGCTGCGGCGACTGCGGCCGCGATTTGTTGCACGTCGCCCTGATAGATCGCTTCAATTTGCCATATGAAAAGACTTTTTCCAATTTGCACGCTCATTGTTCCGCCTTTTGGATCATGGCCAAAGCTTCGATGGGTGACTTGTGTCACCAGGAAGGGCCGCCCAACCAGGCGGCCCTTAGAACTAATCTTTTTTACGCCTGGCTTTCTCACTCCATGGACCTGCCAGGTGTACCCGGACCTTTTGCCCGCTGCCCAGCACAAGCTGCACATCCCGATCCGTCACCGCCCAGGCCAGCAGCGACTCCGGCGCGGTCTGCCAGACCTTGCACGCGTCCAGCAGCTCCGGCGGATATATGCCTGGTTGGATGACGGGGATATCGCCTTCATGCTCCAGCATGGGTATTCTTGGCCGTCAGGCCATCCTCCAGCGCCACGCCCAGGATATAGGCCACCAGCACATAGATCAGATTGGTGAGCTGCTCTTCCTGGATGGGGAAGTCCGGCCGGAAGGCCTTGATGATCACCAGCGCCAGGCCGATCAGCGCGGCCCAGAACTTACGCGAGCCCAGCAGCATCTGCCACTTCGGCAGAGTCGTGCCAGGCTCTTCCTGTACTTTGTATTCAACCGGTGTTTCACTCATATAGATGGGAATCCTTTGTTATGGTTTCCGGAAGGCGCACGGCATGCCGTGCGCCTGGTAAATTACGAATTGGCCACGTTGGATTTATACAGCGGGCGGTAATCGGCCACGAACACGGCCAGCCAGTGGCGCGCCTTCATGCGGATCTCATCGTTGGTGAACAGCGCCCCGTTCTGCGCGCCGTCGGCGATGATGATCTCCGGCAGCAGCCCAAAGCGCTCCCCAATGATGATCCCAGGGGCCAGGCGCGGGTCGGCCACCGCCGCCCAGTCGTTGGCGTCGCTCATCTCCGGGCAGGTGATCACGTCGCCCATCTGGCCCTTCTGCATGTTCTCGCTGAAGATGTTGGCGCTGTGCTCCATGTTGGGATACAGGATCTGCATGGCCGCCAGGCGCAGGCTGCGCGGCACCAGGGCATACTTCGCATCCAGCGCCAGCTTGGGCGCTGCCCCGGCTCCGGCCATCAGCAGCGACTGGTTGTAAATCGCCGCGCTGGCCGCTTCCCAACTGGCCGAAGACAGCGCCGCCGTGCCCAGGTTGTTGTGTCCGGCGGCGAAGACCGCCGAGGCGTCGGCCATGGTCGGCCCCACCCCCGACCCGCTGGTGAACACCGATCCCACCAGCGCCGAGACGCGCCGCAGCCCGGCGCTGGCCAGCTTCTTGGGATACTGGCGCAGGCGGTGGGTCTCATCCCGTTCAAACATCTCCAGGGTCAGCCCGATGTAGCCGCCGTACTTGTTCCACGCGCCCACCTCGGCCGAGTCGTTCACGCTCAGCGCCGCGTAGGCCGCGCCTTCCGCCACCGAAGGCAGCGGCGCCACTTCGCCCACCAGCACGCCGGTGATCTGCTGCAAGTTGTTGAAGTGCTCCACCGAAACGATGGGTTCCCACCAGCGGTAGCCGCTGCGCCCCAGCTCCTGCCATTCCTGCACGATCAGTTTGTTCATGGCGTTCTTCAGCACGGCCGGCAGGTCGCCGGTGCTGGCGAACTGCGCCCGGGTGGGGTGATAGCCGCCCACGAAGTCACAGTCCCCGGTCATCAGCGTGTACAGCTCGCGGATGCCGCTCAGTTTGGCGGTTTTCAGGGCGGCCAGGTCCTGGGGCCGCTCCGCGCCCAGCAGGTCAAAGACGGCCGCGCTGAACTGGTCTTCGCTGGAGAACATGCCCTGGATGCGTCCCGGCCCCTGGATCAGGCCCGGGCCGGTCAGTTCGGCCAGCAGGGCGCGGGCGTCGTCAATCGCCTGGGTGAGCTGCGCGGGTTCAAAGACCTGCCCGGTGAACTGCTTGCGGATGCGCTCAGTCACCGGCGCGGGCAGGCGGGCGGCGGCCAGGCCGCTGTCCAGCAGATAGCCGCACATCTGCGCCCGCACCTGGCGCGCCGCTTCCGCCTGCTGCGCCAGCGCGGCCTGTTCCTGCTGCACATTCAACAGCGTGCGCACAGCCGCGGCATCTTCATTGAGCTGCGCCTGCAGCGCCGGGGAAGCGGCGCTCTGGTTTGTGGTTTGCGTCTGGACTGTTTCGGTCCCCTTCTTATCTTCTTCTCCCATCAGATACACTCCTTGATCTTGCAAACTATTCAGCGCGCGGAGAAAAGCGCCGCCCCGCGCGGGGTTGAAAACCAGGTCCACCGCGTTGACCCGCAAAATTTTTTGCACCTGGCGGCTCAGTGCGGTAAAGACCACATCCGCCGAAAAGCCCACGCGCGGATGAGCGCCATCGGCCAGCATCTGGCGGCCCAGTTCAGCCAGTAAGGGTCCGCTGGGGCCAATGGTCTTTAATTGACATTGGATCCCCTGCTTCTCAGCATCCCATTTTGGACTGTGGAGAACACCGGCCAGGTCCCGCACGGAGCGTGAATACCAGGCGTGATCTACAAAACACTCCGCTCCATCCCACAGCGTCAGGCTGTCCTGCAGGGTCTGAGCGCCAAACGTCCAGCCGTTGCCATCTCCGGCGGTGATTGCCATAATCTCAAACTCGCCGTTTGAGTTGACCTGGCCATCCATGGCCAGCTTGATTTGGTGACTCATTAATCCGGATCCGGAGACCTGGTCGTCACCAATTGACTCTTGGGTTCGAATAGGAATATCTGCCAAACTGCCCACCTCCTGATCAGTTTCAACGTCTACAAGAACACATTTACAGGAATCCCTGCAATACAGCTTGAAGGATTTTGGGAAAATCCCCGCCGCTGTCCATACACTCATCGGATGAATTTGCCCATTGGCCGCCTTGCAGCTCGGGCAGTGATCCGCCATACTCAATATCCATTTTTTCATCTTCAAGGCTAAAACCCCTGATCCATTTCATTTAGGGGATCAATCCTCCGGATTACCACGGCTGGGCCGGTGACCGCCCAATCCTGATCATCCAACACACCAGACAGCGCCGCACTCAGCACCAGGTCATCATGCACCAGCTCACCGGTCGCCGGGTTGCGCGTGCCATCTGGCACGCTCCAGCGCATCAATTTCGCCGGGCCTGGGATAACCTCGTATTGAACAAAAGACAGTTGCTCGAAGAAAACATCCTGCCCCGCGTCCACATCGGCATACTCTTTCCACCGCCCGCTATCGATCACAGCCAGAAAATCCCAACCAAGTTTAGATTTGGTAGACTGGTTGAATACAAACGGAATTACCTTGTTCGGCAGACTCCGCTCCAGGAACGACGCCAGGCCCGCGCCGACGCCGGTTGCATCGATCACCAGGTATCGCGCCCCCCAGCAGTCTGCCAGCGCGCGGATCTCCGCGTACAACCGACTCTGTTTGACCCCGATCCACGTGCGCCGCAGTACCGCCCGGTAGGTCGGCTTTTGCAGGCCGGCATCGCTCAGTGTGGAGAGGTCCACATCGATTACCGTCAGTGCGGTCGAGTCGCGCCCTGGGTTGACCAACTCGCCGGCGTCGGCCGCGTCGCTGGCTGCCTCATCCTCCCCGGCCACATCTACCAGCAGCGCGTACACGTGCCCGGCCGCCGGTCCTGTCTGCCGTGGATGGTTCCCACGCATCAGCGCTATGCGTTCAGCCGGGAACATACCGCCTTCAGCGTCGATTTCTTCGCTGAAGAACTGAGTTTTCACCATGGGATTATTGCGCCCCAACTTGGCCACCTGTTCGGCGACGAATTTTCCATAATCTGGAACTTCCCTGGCGATATCATCAGCGGTTAGAACGAAAACTCGTCTCATTCCATCCCTCTTTTCCGCTTCTTTAGCCGCCCGCAATTCCCTGGCCAGCAATGTTCGGCTGGTCCAGGCGGTGCCCCAGAAGACTCGCGTGGCGTTGGTGCTGGCCGCCATTGGCGCAATATCTTTATCGAATTTTGAAATCAACACATCTTGAGCTTCATCGACTTCCAATAATGTGGAAGCAGTAGCGCCGACAATATTTGCTTCTGGCGCGCCGCTGAGGAAAAAGACCCGTGCAGACCCGACTCGATAGATATATCCCCGCTCTTTCTTCCAAAGAGTCCGGGTCAGTACGTTATTGACGAGTACCCGTTCAAGTCGTCGCATGGCGTTGAGGCTTTGCGGTTTCCAGGTAGGAGATACCTTGATAATCTCAGCATCTCCCTGAGATAAAAGGGTGAGTAGATAAGCTTCTAGTTGTGCTTGAAGCTCATTTTTCCCCGATTGGCGCGGGAACATGATGACAAACGAGCGGCCTTGTCGATGGACCACTGAATCGATAATGGCCAGCACGACCTCTTCTTGGTAGTGGCGCAAAGTAATACCGCTCAACCGGTCAACAAACCGGATCGGATTCCGCAGCAGTCCCTTTATCTGTTCAACAAGAGTCGCCATGTTCAGGGGATAAACAAAGATTTAACAACACTCAGGATGGAAAAAATGGAAGAGAACCCACCTAAACCAGACCAAACTTTAAATTGAGTAACGCCATCCGTCGCGCTTCTTAGCCTGGTTTCGTGGTCATCAGTAATTTTGTTTAGAGCAGTGAGGTCTTTTCGTATAGCGTTGATCTTTTCAGTATCGAGTTCTTGTTGATGCTTCAACTCGACTTCGATTGTGTTTAGCCGGGCGTTGATAGAGTCCACCATCCGACCAAGCTGCTCTGTTAGTAACTTCACCTCTGCACTGTCCATATCGCTCTCTCTCTAAACCTTCTGTTAGGTCCGCTACAGCCCGATGCAGTGCCGTCCGCAATATTCCCGAAGGAATATGCTCAAAGCTAAGACTTACTGATTTCACTTGTGACCTCCCGAAGCGCTTGACTGAGGGCGTCAGTAACTTCCGATCCACTACCAGCGATCAGCTTTTGGGTACGTAACAAACCAGCCAGCCGGGTCGATGCTGCACCCAAAGCATTTAACGCTTCAGCCCAATCAGTAATGGATTTCTCTGCCCCGATTTGTTCAAACATTCGCCGCATGATGACTCTCAGCATCTTAATTTCATCGCTAAGATCAACCCCTTCGAGCGCTGAAAGATCATCAACCTCATCGGGTTTAAAACCTTCCGAGTAAAACCCATGTTTCAAAGCATTCTTGTTTCCTGGTTGCCCACCACGTTTCTTGGCTGATGTTGTCGCTGTTGTCATGACGCCCACTTGGAAAATAGTAGAAAATAGGTTCGTCATTTATTCTAGACAATAAATAATATAAAATCAATATATATGTTAAATATCTTTTTAATTGGAAGGATTGCCATGATCTCTCTCTCTCTTACCACAGAAAGCCAGGCCAGCCTGCCCAGTCTGACCCCCGGGCCTGGCTCGCCGGTCAAAGCTCTGCGCTACCGGCCCCAACCCGGCGACGGCTCCACCGTCGAAGAAGACATCGACCTGGTCCTCGAAGGGTCGCCCGCCGAGATCCAGGCCTTCCTCACCGACCTCTCTCAGGCCCTGGAGCGCGCCGCCATTCCTGGCGCGGCCATTCCTGGCAGCGATATCGTCTACCTGGTGGCCATGCCCACCCCCGGCGCCGACCCCTGGCAAAGCCCGCTGCTGCAGGCGCGCCTGCTGCCCGGCCCCACCGGCGTGGACCAGCGCGCCGCCGGCGTGCAGCCCGTGCGCATCCATCTCACCCGCGCCGACTACTGGGAAGAGCCTTCCGACCGCCCCGTGCCGTTCCAGACCCCGCTCCGCGCCACCCCCGTCACCGGTCCGCTGGTGCTGGCCAACGCCGCCGACGCCAGCCGCACCAACCAGGTCAACCTGCCCGCCCGCCAGCTCAGCGCCGGGCTGCCGCTCACCCTGCTGGGCGACCTGCCCGCCCCGCTGCACCTCTCCGTCGGCCTGGTCGCCGCCAACACCCGCCCGGTCGCCTTCTGGGTCGGCGAGTGCGCCCGCGCCAACGCCGATCAGCTCAGCTCCTGTTACCCCGCCGAGAGCGGCAGCGCGCGCGGCTCCGCCGTGGGGACCGTGGTGAGTGACTCCACCTGCGCCAACGGCGCGTACCTGAATGTGCTCTTCACCGGCGCGGCCGATCAAGAGATCTTTGCCGTCACCCTGCCCGGCGCGGATGTCTCCGCCTTCGGCGGCGGCGCGGTGCGCCCCGTTCTGCGCCTGCAGGACGGCCTGCCCGCTGCCGAGAAGTTCTGGTACCGCTGGAAGCTCTACGCCCTGCGCGCCGGGGTCGAAAGCCTGGTAGCCGAGACCCCCGCGCAGTATTTCGAGACGCTGCAAGAGCTCATCCCCGGCCCGGCGATGGCCCTGCCGCCCTGGGTGGTGCCGCAGAACAGCCCGGCCCTGCCGGATCTGCGCCTGGCCCTGGCGCTCAGCGCGGCCACCACCGGCTCGCATACCCTCAAGATCGACTCCGTGTACCTGATGGGGCTGGACGGCTGGCGCAGCTATGCCCCGCTCAACAACGACCCCGATAATGGCTTCACCGACATTCCCCGCCGCGGCCTGCTCTTCGCCTATGCCGACTATACCCAATCGCACACCGCCGAAGGCCCCGGCCTGTGGCTCTATCCCGGTCAGGATCACCGCTTCTGGTTCTTCGCCCAGCGCTACGACAGCGCCGAGAAGGCCGCGCCCATCGATCTCGCCCAGCGCGTTGAGTTCTTCTATCGCGCCCGCCGGCGGTGCCTATGATGCCCTGGTCCCTGCGTCTCCTCACCCGTGACTTTTCCCGCCCCCTGGTCCCGCCGCCCTTTGCCTGGTCGGTGCGTCAACTCACCTGGCGCGCCGTCGGCGGACCGGCTTTCGCGGCGTTTTCCGTCTCCGCCCCCGACCCGGCCCGCCTGTGGACCCTGGTGGACCTGCTGCGCTGTCCGCTCACCCTGCTGGATGCGCGCGGCCCGGCCTGGTGGGGCTGCTGCACCGCCGTGGAGCTGCACATCGGCTCACGCATCATCCGCGTTTCTCTGGATGACATGGCCAACCAGGTCGCCGTTTCCTACCGCGCCCTCTCTCCGCTGGCCGAGGGGGGAGCCATCACCCGCACCGCCTTCCTGGCCGACCCCGATTCGGTCAAAGTCTACGGCGAAAAGCAGGCGGTCTACGCCCTGGGCCAGGCCACCGCCGCCAGCGCCGAGGCGCTGCGCGCCGTGCAGCTCGCCCGCGTCGCCCAGCCCCAACTGACGAACCGCGCCGATTCTGGTAGAGACGCAAGATCTTGCGTCTGTTCCGCTCCCTATGCGCTGCTCGAAGCGCGCGGCTGGTGGCAGACGCTTTCCTGGAAGTACCACGTGGATCCGCGCGGCCGGATCGCCGCGCTGGCTTCCGGCAGCCAGGTGCAGCTCGCCTCCCTGGCCGCCAATGCGCGCCTGGTGCAGTCCTTCACCGTTGGCGCGGAGGGTTGGACGGCCACCGAAGTGTGGCTGAAGGCCGCCCGTTTCCGCGCCACGGATACGCTGCGCCTGGAGCTGTGCGCCAGCAGCGGCGGGCTTCCGGCGGCGGCGCTGGCCAGCAGCAGCCTGTCCGCGGCCGCGCTGCAAGACGGCATTGACTGGGTGCGCTTCCCGCTCAGCGCGCCGATCATGCTCCAGGCCAATACTCCCTACTGGCTCTCACTCACCCGCAGCGGGCCGGTCTCCGCGCTCGATTACTACGTCTTCTCCTGTGACGAAGGCCGCCAGTACCCGGGCATGCTGCGCCTGTGGAATGGCTCCGCCTGGGTTCCCCGTGATCCGGAGGCCGTGCTGACCTTCACCGTGCTGGGGGTCGAAGAGACCGGCGCGCAGCTCGCGCGCCTGCTCAGCCCTTCGCCGGGGGTGGGGCAGTTCTTCAGCGGTGTGCGCGTCGAGAGCGCCACGGGCATCCAGGCCGCCTGTTACGCCGACGGTTCGCAGCGCGGCCAGGCGGCCGTGGAACGGCTGCTGTCACAGGGCCTTACCGGCGGGCAGCGCCTGCTGGCGCGCGTCGAGCCTGACCGCACCGTGCGCGTCTATCCTCAGCCCGCCGCTTCAGCGCTGCTTTCCGCCGCCTGCACCCTGGCCCCATCCGGCGCGCTGGTGGACCCCGGCGGCCGCGCCCTGCTGCCCTCGCAATGGCCTGCCGGGCAGTGGCTGCGCCTGGGCGGCCTGTCTTCCGGCAGCGGCGGCGGCAGCGGTACAGCCGCCGGAGGCAATCCCATCTTTATCGAGTCCTGCACCTGGGACGGCGCGCAGATCGTACTATCCGATTAACCAACTGGTGTCACCGGTGGCCAACCTGGTCGCGATCGCTGACACCAACAAAGGAGATTCTTATGACAAGCAACTTGACCACCTACATCACCCGCATGCAAACCCTACTCATGGACACCGGCAGTCTCGTCTGGTCCGATGACGCTCTTACCGAAGGGCTGCGCCTGGCGCTCGGGGAATACAACCTGGCCCAACAGCTCCAGGACCCGTACCAGGATCTTGGATCCATCAATGGCCTGGACGGTGCGTCAATTACTCTGCTGCCTGAGCTGCATGAAAGCCTGGTGACGCTGGGAGCCGCCGCCTACTGTGCCCTCTCGCGCGCCCTTGACCGCTCCGTTTCGTACGATTTGAACAGCGAATCCGCTGTGCTGGTCGCCTGGGGAAATAGTCGTCTGAAGGAATTTAAGGTCTCCCTGGGTATCCTCTTCCCCAAATATTTAGGCGCGGCCGTAGACTCCGGTGGCGGGAACGACTCCACCCTAACCGCTGCCCAAGTTGCCCTGCTGACCGCTCAGGCCGCCCTTGCCAACGCCCAAGCCACACAAACTCAGGCTCAGGCATCCCTGGCCAGCGCGCAGGCCACCCAGGCGCAAGCCCAGGCTGCACTCATCCACGCCCAGGCCGATCTGACTGACGCCCAGACTGCCGCCGCCACTGGCCAGGAAACCCGCGCCGCCGCTGCCGCCCAACAGGCTGCCGCTGACCGCACCGCCGAAGCCGCCCGCCTGGCCGGCCTCCACAACACTTCCAAGGCTCCCTGGGGGACGTGGAAAACTGATTGAGAGAAGCATTAGTTCGCCTTATTTTAAAATTAAGGCGAACTAATGTACTGAAGAATCAAAAAATTTGCCCTTATTAAAAGTTGGTGTTACTGACATTTAGCCGTGCTATAATTTTTTTATCCTTTCAAAAAAAATTTAAGGGGGATATATATGAAACTACAAAAGTTCCGTGTAACAAATTTCCGTTCTGTGGCTGATAGCGGATGGGTTGAAATTGGGGACATTACAGCTTTAATTGGAACTAACGAGGCTGGAAAAACTAACCTCTTACTGCCGCTTTGGAAATTAAACCCGGCTGGTGAAGGTGGCGAAATAAACGCGATTGCTGATTATCCTCGAAAGTTGTATGGCGAATTTCGTGATACTCCTGTAAAGCCTGTTTTTATTGAAGCTGAGTTTAGTCTTGAAGACTCAATAATCCAAAAGTTGAAAGAAATTACAGGATTTCCTGAAGATCAACTTGATACTGTCATAATTAAAAAGGATTTTACTGGACACTTTTTTGTTTCTTTTCCAAAAGAATCAGCTTCTTCCACAGAGCTTAATGAAAACATCGGGAAAGCTTTGAAAACTGCAATAGACACATTTAACAATGTTCAAACTACTATAAAAATGGAGGAGACATTTAAAGAAAATGTCATAAAAGAATCAAGTAGTGCTCTTGAAATGATTCTTGATAAATCGGATAAGAACGTTGATATTTCAAATCTACAGGCTGTTATCTCTAAACTTGAATCGATTGATCAGTCAAAAGCATCAAGAAATAGCATGATAGTCCCTCGCTTAAATGAATTGATCAATGAGTTAAAAGAGATAGATAAGCGAATCAGTAAACCCCTTCCCAGTAGTCTACAATCGGCTTGTGATTTTATTTGTGAAAAGATGCCGATGTTTGTTTATTACTCCTACTATGGAAATTTAGACTCTGAAATTTATTTACCTCATGTTATCGAGAATCTTGATCGTACTAATCTAGGCCAGAAGGAACAGGCCAAGGTTAGGACTTTAAAAGTCCTATTCAAATTTGTTGGATTGCAACCTAAAGAAATCTTAGAATTAGGTATTGATACCTCTAAGCATGAAGTTTCAGATGAGGAAATAAAAAGAGTGACTGAGCAAAAGAAGGAGAGAATGATTCTTTTGCAATCTGCTGGATCCAAATTAACATTTGAGTTTAGAGATTGGTGGAAACAAGGAGATTACCAATTCCATTTTAATGCCGATGGTAATATTTTTACCATTACCGTTACAGACAGTGTTCGGCCAGAACCAATTGAATTGGAGTTGCGAAGCAGTGGCTTACAATGGTTCTTGAGCTTTTATTTAGTGTTTCTTGTTGAGAATAAAGGTGAATATGAAAACACGATATTATTGCTTGATGAACCGGGTTTATCACTTCATCCTCTAGCTCAAAAAGATTTATCTAAATTTTTTGAGAATCTGGCAGAAACCAATCAACTACTTTACACCTCTCATTCTCCATTCATGGTTGACTCTAATCATTTAGATAGAGTTAAATCCGTTTATATTGATAAAGATGGGACAACAAAAGTATCACAGGATTTACGAATAAGAGAGAAAAACAATACATCTCAGGCAAGATCCATTCAGGCAGTTTATGCAGCTCTTGGTTTAACTGTTTCGGACATTTTGCTGCAAGGTTGTATAGTTGTTTTTGTTGAAGGACCATCTGATCAATTCTATTTCAGCGCAATAAAAAACTATTTAATCGGAAATGGATTAATAAAACCATTAAAAGATATAGTTTTTATTGCTGCAGGTGGAGTGAAAGGAATTAATGCTACTATCCCCATCGTAACAGGAATCAATGATGATTTACCCTTTGTAATTCTTGATTCGGATCAACAAGGACGGACGTTAGCAAGTAATTTAAAGGGTCAATCGTACTCGGGTTGTAAAGAAAGAATAATTTCTGTTTCTGATTATGTGACTTTCCAAAATGCAGAAATAGAAGATTTGTTGCCCTTTGAACTTATTAGTAAGGTCGCAGCAAAAATATTGTTCAGATCAGACGATGATGATTTTCTTGAAGGACTGGTCCATAATGTGCCTTTTGTCTCGCAAGTAGAAACCTTTGCAAGCTCTAAGGGTATTGAGCTATCTGAGGGATGGAAGGTGGAATTATCCCGGGCTGTTAAAGTTAAAATGCTCCGAGATGTCGATCAAGTCAAAGCGGATTCTGATGATGTAAAAAGATGGCAGCAAATATTCCAAGTAATTCTTGGCTGATAAATAAAATCAATTAACATCATAAGCCCCGGTTTCAGATAACCGGGGCTTATGATTATTGATAGGTTTAGGATTGCATCTCTTTATGATAAATGAAGTCAAAAAAATTAGCTTTCTACCTTAATCCATTCAGAAGCTTTCATATTCATGATTATGTTGTTCGTTGGAAGGGGATTCTTGTTTTTTATCTTTCCTTCTTTTTCTAGTTCACACAATAAATTGTAAATAAGCCACTTGTCCACCTTTTGTGGAAAGGTTCCCATAATTGTTGAGGCGGGTATTAATAGTTCACCAATCTTTATTGGGTGATCGGAATTCTCAATATAGGTCTGGAGTACGTTTTTTATTTCGTCTTGGTTTATCATAGTTTCTCCTAAGAATAATTTGGGCTCTTTGGAAAAAATGGCGGAAACTCTGGAAAAATATTCTTCAATATTCTGAAAATCGAGGTTAATTGATTATTGCACGAAAGGGCAAAAAAGAAATAACTGAATTCTAGAAATCAAAAAGCCCCGGCCAGGGGAGACCGGGGCTTCAACGCCGCGAGAAACGGCTAAGGTACTTGTAAATCCTCTTTCGTCTTGATATCCACGACCTCGTGTAAAGTCACATCCTCGCTGCTGGAAAGGTTAATCGTCACCAGAAACCCCCGCTTCGCCAGGTCCACGTACACCTCATAACGCTTCCCGTCCGGCAGCTTCGCCATCTCTTCAAGATTCCTTTTCAATTCCTCAGAGATTGCCATCGCACCCCCTAATTCAAGTTCAGCTCCGGGTGATACCTCACATTATGCTCAAACGGCTCTGTGCAGGTGCTCAGCAGCACCCGCTCATTCAGCCAGATTTTGTCATACACCACCCATTGGATTTCTGCCTGAGATTCCTTACACTCGTCGCAGATGATTGCCACCGCGCCATCCATCGGCATCATACACTGCATGCACCCCCAGCCGCTGCCCGGCACCGGCGCTTTAACGCTCAGGGTAATGATGTTCCTTGGGTTGTTATACTTTCCACACGCGCAGCAGCTCCCATAGTCATAATCGGGCAAACCATCATCCATGGCCATTCGACCTCCTTATGCAATCACAAATTGTACAGCAATGGGGCGCTGAGTGATATCACCCAACACCGCCGACAGCATCGCCCCAACCTCGTGGCGCTCCAACCAGTCCAGGCCAACCCGGTTCCCGGTCCCGACAGTATACACGTCATCCTCGACCGACAGTAACAGGCACGATTCTACCCAGGTTTTATACTCTGCGGCGGCAAAATTGCCCTGGATTGCGCTGACCGCCTCCCCGAAATACGCCTGGTCTTCACTCGCAACGCGGATCGGCTCCGGCGGATCATCCTCGAAATCTAGTTCAATCTGTTCTCGTATTGGCCAGTTATGCTTAATTCGCCAGATTGCCTGACCCAAGGTCTGACTCGTCCGGCAGTGATACCGGATCACCTCCGGCGTCACCCCGGCCTGTTTTGAGATCTCCGACCGCGCCGGTTCCCGGATGCCCTCCTGGTCGCATTCCGCCAGGTTTCGGAGATTTTCCGGGTCGCTAGATTCTAGTGGTAGATCTTTTCTAGTTATAGAGTCTTGTTTAATACTACTAGATCTAGGGACTCGGATATTCTCCGAGTCGGAATCTTTCCGACTCCCCTCATCAGATCCATCCGCTTCAGACTTTTCCGCCATTGTCGGCAGCGCCGCGGTCGCCATTAATGGCAGCGCCAGCGCTGCGCCGGTGAGCTGCCAGCCATACCGGCTGGTTCGGGTCACCAGGCCATAATCTTCTAACAATGTCAACGCCTGGCTGACCGGCTTATCCGTGTACCCCGTAGCCCGCTCAATCCATTCTTGTCCAATAGGTGCCACTTGCAAATTGCGCGCCACGATCAGCGCCAGCAGCACCGATATCGGACAGCCTTTCAGCGCTCTTAAAGTCTGAAGAGGATTTTCGAATGAAGTCATAATGTACCCTCTTTCCTGTTGTGGAGGGAGCAGTAGCATCAATGCGCTTACCACTCCCTCCATGAAATTATTTTTCGTCCTGGCCCGTTTTGCACGGGCTAGGGCAACCGTCAACGCAGCCCCTAAACGCACCCATCAGCGCAACCAATAACGCAACCGTTGAATGCAACCGTTGAACGACACCATTATTTTTTAGACTTACGTTTTTTCTGATACCGCAAAATATACTGAAAACGCATCGACCGGCTTGGGACCCGATCATCTGTGATACAGTTCAAGTCGACCTCTGCCAATGCGTTTTCCAACAGCCAACCGATCAGCGAAGATACCGGCACCATCAGGTCACCCGCCATCGACTCCAGCCGCCGCTCCAGATCCGGATCCAGATCAATCATCCGCCGGTTCCGCGCAGCATCTTTCTCGGCATGCGTCTCCTGCGCTTTGGTGCGCTGCCGGATCTCCTGCCGCTGCCGACCCTGCCCGATGGCGGCCGCCACGTCTGGGTCCAGCATACCGCCCAGGTCAATCAACCCGCTATCCTTCCGCTGCATCCCGGTCCTCGCCATCGTCGATCACGTCCGCATCCGGCCCCAACACCGCGCGGATCTCCACCAGCGGCATTCCTACCGCCGACAGCACGTCATAAATCACAAAACCCAGCGGACCCGTAGACTCGCACAAATGTTCGCCATAAACGTCCCGGATCTCGTTGACAACCCCCTGTAACCGGCTTATCATAGATTCGCTCTGAATAGAAAAGCTTTGCGTTGCCATTTCATCATCCTTTCTTTTCTGTTGTGATCGACCGGGTGGATCGGACCCGGTCGGTGCTTTTAACCAAACCCATCAGCCGATTGAGCACGGCCTGATACCCGCCGCCCATGCCCTCAATTCCGATGACACTTCTTGCCTTCCCGTTGAACTCCCAAATACTCTTTCCTTCCCGGTTCGCATTGCGCACCTGGTTATCCACCGGGATCATCGGCCACAACTGCGGACCAAACGCCCCCGCCAGGTTTTCTAATTGGCGTTGCGTCTCCGCAGTCGTCCGGTCATAAAACGTTGGAACAATCCCAGCTAATGTACATGCACCTCCCCGCCGGTTGATTTCGGCTGTTGTTCGTAAAATTTCCACCACGCCCTTGACCGCAAACTGGTCCAGCCGTGTCGGCACAATCAAGTGAGTCGCCGCCGTCAGCGCTGCCCGGTGCAGCACATCCAACGAAGGCGCGCAGTCAAACAGCACCAGGTCATACCCGGCCACCACCGTCAGCGCATCCACCAGCACCATCTCCCGATAATCCCGGCCGGCGATCACATTCTTCAGCGTCGCCGTCTCCTTATCGGACCGCACCACATCCAGACCCTTCCGTGCCGGCACCCGGCAGCGCTCAAAGCGCTGCCCGTTGAGCAGGGGAGCCAGGTCATTCCCCTCGTCGACTCCGAGCGAGTCCGCCACATTCCCTTGCGGGTCCAAATCCACCAACAGCACCCGTAGCCCCAGCAGTGCAGCGCCATGCGCCAGGCTCACCGCTGTGACAGTCTTACCGACTCCCCCTTTCTGGTTAGCAATTGCCACTAGAACATTTGTCATATTCCTCCTTTTTGCTATAATCGAATTTGGGCGCGCAGCAGATTCGGAGCTGCTGCGCGCCACCGGGTACGACACCGGTCGCGAGCTTCCAGGCACCGACCGGTTAAAATCTGAGAGGCTTTATGCGGCCATCTCCCGCTTATGCGGCTGAGACTTGGCCGTTTTTAATCTCCATAACGGCCACATCACACTCCGAGGTTAGAAAATGCTGACCAAGCAAGCCTATCTATATTTTTTGGACAGTAAGACAGGGGCAAAGTCGCCTGCCACAGTAAAGTGGTATGATTCCAAACTTTCCCCCCTGGTTGATTTTTTAATTAATCACCAGGTTATCGAAATTGAAAAATGCACGATCTTCCACCTTAATGCCTGGCGCGCACAGATCAGTACATCAAATACGCACTATCAACACCATCCGAACAAACAACCTCAAGACGGCCCTGTGAGTCCGGAGACTTTACGGGGTTATGTGCGCGCTGCAAGATCCTTCTTCAAATGGCTTTATGAGTCAGAGCTCATCCTATCGAATCCGGCCGTGCGGTTCGAACTGCCCCCCAAAACCAGGAAGAGGAAAACCGGCATTCCTGAAGAAGCGCGCGACAAACTCATCGCCGCCGCAGCAGATAACCCCAGGGATTACGCCATCCTGCTATTCCTTGCAGATACAGCCTGCCGCCTGGGCGGAATCTCCGGCCTGACCCTGGACCGCCTGGATCTTGACCATCACCGTGCATATGTTTTTGAAAAGGGATTAGGGGGACAAAATAAAGGCCGCCCCGTCTTCTTCGGAGACGAGACCGCTTATGCATTATCTGTCTGGCTCATCAACCGCCCCGATCTTCCTGGATGCTCCCGGGTCTTTATCGGATACAAACATGGCGGGCGAAAGTCCAACGATGGTTGGCGGCCCCTCAGTTCAGAGGGAATTTATCGCATGATTGAACGCTACGCAAAAAGCATTGGCGTCGAAAACCTCAAATGGAACCCCCATTCCTGGCGACACGGAGCCGCCCGCGGTATGACCAGGCAAGGCCTACCTCTTCAGACCCTTGCCCAAATCCTTGGCCATTCTTCAGTCCAGGTCACCGCTGACATCTACGGCACCCTCGACGACGACACTCTCCAGTCCATGCACGATACCTACTCCCCCCTCCACAAACAACCTCGCTTAATCCGATATCGTTGA